AAATAAATTATTATTATTATTAAAATGAATAATAAAAATGCTACATCAGTTACAGTTATAAACAAAATAAATGAAAGTGAATTATTTACTAAATATAAAGCAACATATAAATCCGCATTTATAGATTTATCATTACATGGTTTTTTATTATCTTCTTGTTTTTATTTTTTGTGGTTATTTAGGAATAGTTGGATCAGTTGTTTAACAATACCACTTGTAGGATTATTAAATGTAAAAACATTTATAATATTTCATGACTCTTGCCATGATTCATATACACCAAATAAAACATTAAATTATATAATTTCACATATAACTGGAATAATAAACATAATATCCCCATTATGGTGTTTAGATCATAATATTCATCATTTAACTAATGGAAATAAAGAAAATAAATATAATTATAAATATAATGAATTGATTGACTATACAGAAAATGAATATATAAAAATGTCTCAAATTAATAAATTGATGTTTAATTTATTTTATAATTACAAAACATATTTTACACTATTTCCATTTTTATATTTTTTTGTAATACAACGATTCATATATATAATAAAAAAATTAAAATACAAGGGTAAAATACATCAATCATTAATATATATTATATTTAATCATTTGGTTAATAATACTGGAATAGTATTAATGTTTTATATAATTTCAAAATATAATTTATTATATCATTATATATTTTCATTATATATATCATTTGTATTGGGATTTATATTATTTCATAATCAACATACTTTTAACCCTCCTTATGTAGTAAATAATAATAATTGGAATATGAAAAATAGTGGATTGTTAGGTTCTTCGTTGATACAAATCCCAATATTTTTAAAATATTTTTCAGGCGGTATTGAATATCATCATATTCATCATATTAACGCAAAAATACCAGGGTATAATTTACAAAAATATCACGAAGAAGTAGTATTAACCAGTAATTTATTTGATAACATTGTGAAATTATCAATGGTTGATTGTTATAATAATCTTAAATTGAGATTATTTAGCGAAAAAAAAAATAGATATATAAGGTTAGATGAAGTTGAAAATAATCAACTTTTAACAAATATATTAGAAGAAAATAAAAATAAATAATTGTAGTATTATTAGAAAATATAATTTATTACATAGTAATTTATAAGTAATTGTTGACTAATTATATTCATAATATCACCACTTAACAGCAAAAATCTGTTATAATTATTTTTAATATTTTTAAGAAATAATTATAATTTTAATGAATATTAGATATTTTGATTAGCAAAAGGTCCAGATTTTAATTGAGATATACCATAGTCAGTTTTCCCAGTAACAATATTTTCACTTTCAAATAATTCTGAACGAATATCAGCAACAGAAATATTTTCAGGTTCTTTAGAACTGAATGTTTTTTCAGTAGAATTGAAATCGGAAACACCAATTAAATTGCCTTCACTATCAATATCTTGTGTGATAGTATTACCATATTTTTCAGCATTTTTCTTATTTTCATCAATAGCTTTTTGTTTTGTTTCTTTGATTCGTTCATCAAAAGCGGTTTTTGCGATTGATTCATTCTTTTTCTTTTCATTGGCAAGTTGATTGAGTTCTTCTTCCATATATTCAACACGTCCAGTTTTATAAGCTTCGGGTTCCCAAGGTAACCATGTACCAATTGGTCCAACAAATACATCAAAACTAGGATCAGTTTCTCTTAAAAGTCTAGCACGTAATTCAGCTTCTTCTTGTGAAGCAAAATTGCCTCTAGCTTTAAAGCCTCTTACAGAAGTTTGAAAGTTATATTTAACATTAAATTTCTTTTCAAGAACATCTTCTTCACGATCTAAGAATGTTTTATAATCATCTTCAATAGATGAATTGATAATTAATTCACGTTCTTCTTTAACAAAACTTTCAAAATCTTTAATAATGTCTTCAAAATTAAGCTTATATTTATAAGAAAGAAAGTTTAAAAATTGGTGAAATTTTTCCATAGATTTATTCATATCCCATTTCTTTAGGAATTCTTCAAAGAAGAACATTTCTCTTTGTTTGAGAATATTTTCAGGAGAAATAAATGAAAAACACCCAAAAGATTGTCCGGCTATTGGTTTGTCAACTTCAAGTAAATCAATGTATTTTTGATTGGGAGTCCCGTCTTTCTTTAATCTTTTCTCAAATGATGATTTCTTGGTACCAGTAGATTTAGATTTACTACTCATATATATTTTAGTAAAATCTTAGTTTTAAGTTTAAATTTATATAATTATTATTTTTTTCTTTTTATTTAATATAAGATGGGAATGTTTGATATTGCTGAGCTAATTAAGCGTATTATTAAATATTTGATTGAAGGTTTAATGGTCTCTATTGCTGCTTTTGCTATTCCAAAGCGTTCATTAAATCTTGAAGAAATTGCGTTGATTGCTTTAACCGCAGCAGCAACTTTTGCTATTCTAGATACATATATTCCAGCCATGGGAGTAAATGCTAGATCAGGTGCCGGACTAGGAATTGGGCTCAATCTAGTAAAATTTCCTGGTGGATTTTAAATATAATATGATAACTAATGTTTAAATTATTTTTAAAATTATTTAATAAAAATAATAATATATTTTATTCCAAATAGAATATATTATGGGAACTAGAAGAAAATTAAAAGTAAGACGAAGAAATAAAAAAATTAGAGGTGGTGTAAAAACTTCAACATTAAGTTCACTATTTCCAGAGTTGGTAACGACTAGTAGCCAAGGAACAATGAGTCTTTCTGAATTAGATTCAACACCAGGACCAATGAATTTGTCCGAGTTGAATATCACCGATTCATCAGAAATGAATAATACAACATTAAATACAAATGATTTTTCAATAAATAATGAACAAAACATGGGACAAAATTATAATTTAACTCCTATAACTCCTGCTGGAACAAATGAATTATATATTTCAATGGATACAGATTTAAGTTCAAATACAAATGATAATACTACAAGTGAAGAAGTAAGTATGAGTTTTGGGGGAAGAAAAACTAAAAAGTATAATAAAGTTAGGAAAGTAAAAAAAGGTTCTAACAAAGTAAGAAAAGTGAAAAAAAAAAGAATTACAAAAAAATCAAGAAAAAACAAAAGACAAAAAGGTGGTAGAGGATTTACTACAAGCGTAACAACGAATCCAATAGCATATAAAGAAGATGAATATGATCAGTTTAAAAACGCATTAAATTATAAAAAAATTCTCTAAACAGTAGGAATAAACTCCCAATCTAATTCAACACACATTTTTTTCCAAGTTTCATCTTGTTCAATAAGTTTTTCACGGTCTTTTAATAATGGTATATCATTTAAAAAATGCGTTTCTTCTAATAATTCACAAAATTTAAAAAGAACATAATAATAATTTAAAAAATTAACCCGATAATCAGGGCAAGTTTTGGCATAAGGTGATTGAATTTCCATAAATAAATTACAAAGTGTATCCTCTAATTCAGGACTAAAAACAGGAGGTTTAATTCCCAATTTATTTTTAATAAACGCAATGTGTTCATAATATTTATTAAATCCCAATTTTTTTAAAATTTCTTTAGTTTTATGATGTGTTAGTTGGTCAATACAAATTCTTTCTTTTTTAATTTGTTGTTGAATTTGTTCAATAACATCATCAGGTATTTGAGTAGTTTCTTTTCCTTGAAATTGTGCTAAGATTTCTTTAAAATGATTAATTTTTTTGTAGGCATAAAAACAGACTTCTTTGGGTGGTTCCTTATAACTAGGTTTTTCATTTTCAATTAAATAAGGAATATTAACAGCACAAACATTACAAATTAGAATACCCTCATCGTCAAGAGGAATCATTTCACCCTTATAACAGTTTTGACAAATATCGGTTACCCTAATATATGAATTTATATCAATAAAAGATTCATCAATATTACTCAAATATTTTTGAACAATATTTTTATTTTTATTTTCAGTAATATTATTATCTTTATCAGATTCTTCTTGTTTAATTTTAAAAATGTTAAAAAGTAATTGATTTTTTGAAGTAATAATCTTGGTATCCTTGTCGGAGTCAATATTATTAATATTTTTTTTATTTTCAAAATATTCAAAAATATATTTAGAGTTATTAAGAAAATAATTTGTTTTTTTATTTTTGAGTTCTTTAATAGTTTCATTAATCTCTTTAATTCTATCTTTTATTTCCATCTTTTGTTCAATTAGTAAATTAGTTTCAATCTCTAATTGTTTTTTTAAATTATAACGTTCTTCTTTTAATTTAGGAATAGTATCAAAATCATCTTTATTGAATTCATTAATAAATTCTTTATGCTTACCATCTAATGTGGTTGAGTATTTTTTACATACCTTAATTTTTTTATTAGCTTTTGGTTTAAAAGACGGCATAGAAATAATAATATATAAAATACTAGAGAAATATTTAATTGATAATTTATAAAAATATATAAATTAATTGATTTTAGGTTTTGATTTGTGTAAAAGCATTTAATTATGTTGAAAAACGTAAATCTAAAATAGTTAAAAATGAAAATTTTGTTTCATTTAGTAATATAATGGATATAGAGGTTAAGATAGAAGATTCTGAAGGAAAAATAGATGTAGACAAAATAAAGTTTCAAAAAATGGTATTTTTATATAATGCTTTAGATAGTGGTTGGTCAATAAAAAAACGAAAAAATTCTTATATTTTTACAAAAAATCATGAAGGAAAAAAAGAAATTTTTGATGAACAATTTCTTGCTACATTCATGAAGGAAAATACAGATATTAATAAAATATTATCTTAATTAAGTAGGTTGTGAATTAAATTAATAAATTTAATTAATTTAATTTCTGAAAATTTTTTTTCTTTTAGGAATGTATAAAATGGGAGGCGGATTAATGCAACTCGTAGCTTACGGTGCTCAGGACGTATACCTTAAAAACCTGTAGGGTAGAAAAACATCGGGGAATGTCGAAAAAATAAGACATTCATAAAGCCCTTTGTGGACACTCAAAAAAGAGAGTACCACGGATGTTAATCAGGGAAATTAATTTACTTAATTTGAAAACCCCTGGTGAGAAAATCAAATTGCTTGAAACCCCTAAAGCTTATTCTACTAAACAAATTTTGTGAAAAGTTTGTGGCCAAGACAAAAAACTTGGGTATAGTGATAATGAATAAGATGATAATTAATTTAAAAATTAATTGAAATGGGCAATGAGCATCCAAGCTTCTTTATAATATAAAAAATATATATAAAAATATAATTACAATACAAACATGGATGAAAAACAATGTGGAATGTGTGAAATTATTAAACCAATAAATAATTTTAGAAAATATACAGATAGAGTTGTTGATGCTTTTTCAAAAACATGTAAATCATGTTTAAATGAAAATGACAAAATAAGAAAAAAGAATCTAAGACAAAAAAGATTAGAAACTTTTATGGTAAAATGTGAAAAATGTGAAGAAAAAAAAACATTAAAAAATTTTGCCAAATTAAAAAAGTTTTATAAAAAAAAGATTTGTATTTCTTGCTATCCAAAATTTTTAACAGAACAAAAAACTGAATGGTGTAAAAAAGAAAGTCAAACAAATATAAATTATAGATTAAAAAAATCACTAGCTTCACGTTTAAGAACAGTTCTTATAAAAAATGATTCTACAATGAATTATATTGGTTGTAATATTCAATACTTGAGAGAATGGTTTGAATATAATTTTACAGATGAAATGAATTGGGATAATTATGGAAGTTTTTGGTCAATAGATCATATAATTCCTGTTTGTAAATTTGATTTGACAGTAGAAGATCAGAAATTAAAATGTTGGAATTGGTCAAATTTAATGCCAGTTACAGTAAAGTTTAATTCATCTAAAAAAGAGATAGATTCAAATCAAGTAAATTATATTTTGGAAAAAATAAAAAATTTTAAAGAAGAAGGTTCAACGACTAAATGGTTTTCGGAGGATTTTATTTTGAATAGTGAAACATATGAATATTATTTAAAAAAAAAATAAGGTCTTTTTAAGATATAGTCTAATCCTTATTGAAAAATAAGGTAGAGGAAATGTACAGGTAATCCTCAAATTACTTTCTGGAAAGTAACATACAGACGTTATACAAATTTTGCCATTGAATCAATTGAACAAACATTCAATGGTCAAGCAGATTTCGGTCGTCGTGTTCAATGTACTATTAGTAGAAACGGTGATCTAGCTTATAGAACTTATTTACAAGTTACTCTACCTGAAATTAACCAGCTTATGGGTATTGCTTCATTTGCCCTAGGCATTGGTTCAGGTGTTTATGCTCGTTGGTTAGATTATCCAGGTGAGCAACTTATTGCTCAAGTTGAAGTTGAGATTGGTGGTCAAAGAATTGATCGTCAATATGGTGATTGGATGCACATTTGGAATCAACTTACCATGACTTGTGAACAACTTCCAGGTTATTACAAGATGGTTGGTAATATTACTCAATTAACTTTTATTACAGATCCTTCCTTCGCTGAAGTTGATGGTCCTTGTGACTCATTAGCTCCTCGTCAAGTTTGTGCTCCTCGTAATGCTCTTCCTGAAACAACTCTTTACATCCCACTTCAATTTTGGTTCTGTACCAACCCAGGTCTTGCTCTACCATTAATTGCTCTTCAATATCACGAAGTCAAAATTAACCTTGATATCAGACCAATTGATGAGTGTTTATGGGCTGTTACTACTCTAAGTTGTAACGCTGATAACTTCAGAGCAGATACACAAGTTGATTTACGTAAAGGCGAACAATATGCTCCAGGGCGTCCAGTTCCAGCAGCAATTGCCTACAATCAATCTTTAGTTGCTGCTTCATTATATGTTGACTATGTCTTCTTAGATACTGATGAACGTAGAAGATTTGCTCAAAATCCTCATGAATATTTGATTACCCAACTTCAATTCACTGGTGATGAATCTGTTGGTTCATCAAGTAACAAGATCAAGCTTAACTTTAACCATCCAGTCAAAGAGCTTATCTGGGTTGTCCAACCTGATCAAAACGTAGATTATTGTTCATCTCTTGTATGCGATGCTCTTCTTTTCAAGGTCTTAGGTGCTCAACCATTCAACTATACTGATGCCATTGATGCTCTTCCAAATGCTATCCACGCTTTTGGTGGTCCAATCTCAACCGCACGTGATGCTGGTTCATACATTGACGCCCGTGGTCTTTTCAATGATGCTGGTGCTCTTGACTATGAAATCCCAACTGGTTTCACAGGTTACTGGCATGGTCCTCAAAATCCTTACAATGAGCCAAACTTTGGTGGTCAACACGTTCCAGTCCCAGATGTTGTAACCAATCTTGAAAATGCTCTAGGTGCTAATAATCCTCTAATTAGTGAATTCCTTAAGGATTATACCACTGCCGATCATAACAATGGTTCAACTGTTTCTGATGCTGGTACATTCGTTCTTACTGAAACTTCATTGTTACTACATTGTTGGGGTCAAAATCCAGTTGTTACTGCCAAGTTACAACTTAACGGCCAAGATCGTTTCTCAGAGCGTGAAGGAACTTACTTCTCATGGGTCCAACCATACCAAGCACATACCAGAAACCCAGATGAAGGTATTAATGTTTACTCATTCGCCCTTCGTCCAGAGGAACACCAACCTTCAGGCACGTGTAACTTCTCCAGAATTGATAATGCCACACTACAATTGGTCTTATCTAACGCAACTGTTGAAGGTACCAAGACTGCTAAGGTCCGTGTCTATGCCACCAACTACAATGTTCTAAGAATTATGAGTGGCATGGGTGGGTTAGCGTACTCAAATTGATCACCTTATATCGTGTGGTTATTATTTATATATTTTAATATTAATTATTGATTTTTAATATTAAAAGCAAAAAACAATATAAAGACAATATTGTAATATAGTATATAATATGAGCGTAGATATCGTAAATCTAATTGAAAGTAATCCAATTACCAAACTTTCTGGTGATTATCATTCAAAATTAGTTGAAAAGGTTAAAAATAATTTTACAAATTATGAACAACAAATGTTTTTATCAAGTTTTTACTGCTATTTAAAGTATGATTCAAAAAATGATTTTGTTATTGATCTAGATGATATATGGAAATGGTTAGGATTTGGTCAAAAAGTAAATGCTAAACGTGTATTAGAAAAAAATTTTAAAATTAATAAAGATTATAAATTATCGCTTTGCCAGTTGGCAAAGCAAACAACTCAAACCAAAGGTGGTCATAATAAAGAAACATTTATGTTAAATATTAATACATTCAAAAGATTTTGTTTAAAAGCAGGAACAAAAAAAGCAGATGAAATTCATGAATATTTTATTAAACTTGAAAACATTATGTTTGAAATAACCAAAGAAGAAAGTGACGAGTTAAAAAAACAGGTTTTAAAATTAGAAAACAAAAATAAAGAAGCAGAAGAAAAAATATTTAAAGAAAAAGAAAAAGTATTATTAAAACAATTCGCTACTTCTGGATCATTGGTTTATATTATAAAAGTGAAAAGTTATGAAAATGGCACATATATTGTAAAAATTGGCGAATCAAGAAAAGGAATTCAAAATAGATATGCTGAACATAAATCAAAATATGAAGAATGTGTTTTATTAAATTGTTTTGAAGTAGATAAGTCTAAAGATTTTGAATCGTTTTTACATCATAATCAAGTTATACATTCAAATAAAGTTAATAATTTACCTGGACATGAAAACGAAAATGAATTATTTTTAATCGGAACAACTCTAACGTATCAATTGTTATTAAAAATTATTGATGACAACATTGGTAATTATAATTATAAAGTTAGAGAATTATTATTAGAAATTGAAAATTTAAAATTAAAAAATAATGGTCAAACTATTAATAATGACAATGAAATATTAAAAGAACTTCTTATAACTAACAAATTGTTATTAAATAAAATAACTGTTCTTGAACAATCTAATCAACTAATTCTTAATAAACTAAATGAAAAAGAAACAAAAGTTATAACAGGATTTAATCAGCAGATGCCTCATTTAGGACCGCGTCTTCAAAAAGTTAATCCTGAAACATTAACATTAATTAAAGTATACGAATCAGTTACTGAAGCTATGAATGAAAATAAACAAATAAAAAGACCAAGTATAATGAAATCAATTGAAGAAAATACTATTTATTGTGGTTTTCGATGGTTGTTAGTTGAAAGAAATTTAGATTCCAATATTATTCATAATATTCAACCTACTAAAGAAACAAAAGTTCAAAATCTAGGTTATATTGCTAAGTTAGACGCAAATAAAACAGAAATTTTGAATGTATATTTTGATAGAAAAACAGCTGCGCAATTAAATGGATATACTAGTTCATCGGCATTGGATATTCCAGTAAAAAATAATACTCTAACTAATGGACACTATTACTGTTTATACAATAGTTGTGATAATGAATTAATTCAAAATTTTGAACAAATATATGGTATACCGATTCTATACAAGAATGGAATTGGACAATTTGATTTAAATAATACTTTACTTAGAAAATTTTCTTGTAAATATGATGTTATTAGAGAATTAAAAATGAGTGATAAAACATTAGCTAAGGCATTAACATATAATGTTCCATATAATGATTATTATTATAAAGAATTAGGAAGTAAATTATACATTTGTGGCGTTATAAATAATTAAATTTAATATATTATTTAATTATTATGAAATTGTTAGTAACAGGTTGTTGTGGATTTATAGGCTCAAACTTTGTAAATTATTATTTCAAAGAAAACGCCGATGTAAAAATTGTAAATTTAGACGCAATGTATTATTGTGCTTCAGAAAATAATATTGATGATAATGTAAAAAAATCGGAACGTTATCAATTAATTAAAGGTAATTTATGTTCATACGATTTAATATCGACTATATTGGATATTTATCAAATAGATACGGTAATTCATTTTGCTGCGCAATCACACGTTCAAAATTCTTTTGATAATGCCTTACAATATACACATGATAATGTTGTAGGAACTCATACTTTATTAGAGGCCTGTAGAAAATATGGAAAAATACAGAAATTTATACACATTTCAACAGATGAAGTTTACGGAGAATCAATGATATCCGAAAATGAAGAGAAAAAACATGAAGGTTCAGTATTATGTCCAACAAATCCATATGCTGCTACAAAAGCAGCCGCAGAATTAATAGCAAAATCATATTATCATTCCTTTAAAATGCCAATAATTATTACAAGAGGGAATAATGTTTATGGTCCTAATCAATATCCTGAAAAACTAATTCCAAGATTTATACAACAATTAGTATCAGGAGAACAAGTTACGATTCAAGGTGATGGTTCAAATGTGCGAGCATTTTTACATGTAAATGATGTTTGTTCTGCGTTAAAATTAATATTAGAAAAGGGTGAAATAGGTGAAATTTATAACATAGGAAGCGATGACCATCAAGAATATAGTGTATTAGAAGTTGCTTATAGTCTTATTAATAAAATAATTAAACCAGAACCATTAGAATATGAAAAATGGATAAAATATATAGAAGACAGACCATTTAATGATAAACGTTATTATATTAGTAATCAAAAGGTAAAGGATTTAGGATGGGATATTAAAATAGATTTTGATAAAGGCTTAGATAATTTAATTGAACATGTAAGTAAAAAATAAAATAATATTTGCTTTATTTTTTTAATTCGTTTTTAGCAAGCTTATCAAATTCTATATTTTTTAGTTTTATATTTTTTAGTTTTATATTTTTTAGTTTTATATTTTTTAGTTTTATAATTTTTAGTTTTATAATTTTTAGTTTTATAATTTTTAGATTTTTTGCCTCCAAGAACACCTGCTAAATATAAAGCACCGACTGAAATTAACCCACTTGTTGCTAATCCAGCAGCTATTGTTCCTTTATTATTACTAATAAATTTAGTACCTTTTTTTAAGTAGGATTCACTTTTCTGAACATTATTGACATTAGCTGAATTTTGTTCAGGTATACAATCATCAACATTATAATTTAAAATAAAATTATTTAATGAAAATGTATTATTTTTTAAATCAATCTTAAAACTAAAAGAATAACTACCACAAATATATTCAGGATCTAATATTTGATTATAAGATATCACTAATTTACATTGAAAGTTGATTAAAACATATTGTTCATTATTATTTAAAAATATTTGAATATTTTTTTTTACTTGTGTTTCAGTCGCATCTTCTGGAGAAATCTTATTTTTAATAAATAAAGAAATTGTTTGACTAATAAAATTAAATAAATTTTGACACATAATTATATCAAGTTTTAAAATAGTATTTTGTTTTATTAAAATTTGATTGGTAGCTAATGTTTTCATAATAACTATATTAAAATTATCAGTAGTTTTATAATAATCTTCTGGGTTAGTAATTAACAAAGCATTGTCATTTAAATTTATATCTGTTCTATTCATATCTTTCCCAATTTGATATTTAAAATATTCAGTGTTAAAGGTGACTTTATTATTTTCATTTTTAAACAAATCTTTACTTTTAAACCATATACTATATGCCAATAATTTATCTAAGCTCGTTTTAGGATTTTGTTTAAAATTTGTATTTATATTTGCTATTTTTTCTGGTAAATTTAATTCTGCTGGAATTAAAAAAATATTACTTAATTCTATTTCATGTTTTCCAGCAATAAGATTTTCTTCTTTTTCTTTTATAAAACTATTATAATTATCTTTCATATAATCTATTATTTCAGTAGTGGGTAACAATGTTGGTTTTTGTTTTATATTATTTATATAACTACGTATTATTGCTTGATTTCTTATTTTAATATTATTTTCTTTATTTTCTTTATTTTTATTCATATATTGATACAATAAAAAATAATAAAATAATAAAATAATAAAAATTTTATATATAAAATTATTGTTCATCATCAAAATCATTATTAATATCTATTTTTTCATCAAATAATTCTACATAATCCTTACCATCCCATTTTATATTTTTACAGTTGAACAATTGATTCATATTAATTACCTCAGGTTTATCTTCAAACGCAAACTTGGTAAATAATGTAGTGATTTGTGAATCATCTCTAAATCTAGCACTATAATCTTGTTGAATATTATTACGACCAATACGTCCTAAAGCTTGAATAATCTTTTCTTGAGTTAAATCCAAATCTTTACTAAGATAACCATGACAAAACTGATAATTAGTTCCATATATATAATCACTATCAGCGATAATCAAGTATAATTTTTGTTGATCAGCTAACTTTTTCATAATTTCGGTATATGCGCTACTTTTATGTTCAGTAAATACGCCAATCCCTAATAATAATAATATTTTCCAACTATCTTCTACATCTTTAAGAGACATAATTGATATAATAAATTCTTCTTCAATATTACTAGTAAATGCGTTTTGTGTATTACAATTTTGACTCCATTTTTCAAGATGTGTTAATCTATTAGGAATGAATATATCATCAAGACATGCGTTTTTAATCATACTTTTAAGAATATTAATGTCATCTTTCATTTTATTAATCTTTTTATCCTCAGTTCTTCCAATTAAATTACTAGCAATCTTTGTTTTACCCTTACTATCTTTTTTGTTTTGAAGACTTTTCGCTTCTTTAGAATTATCTTGTGAACCACTTGTCATTTTAGAAATTAATTTTTCTTCTTCAAATTCAAGTTCTTTTTCTATTTGATCAATTTTTTCGTTAATTTGATTATTATAATCAATCTTATCCATGATTTCTTTCATTACAATAACGGGAATGTTGGATTGTTGAATACAGAATTTAGCTATTTTTTGAAGATCATTTGCTAAGAATATTGTTGGTCCATCTGTTAATGTATAAGCATCTTTCGTGGTTATATAGATTCCAGAGTTTCCTGGTGATTCTATTGGGGGAACGTCGCTAACACTATTAATACGTGTAATAAATGGTGGATTATTTTTGGAAGTAATATCACAACTCATAGATTTTTTTAACATATTATTTCCTTTTGGATCAACGGTATTATTGGGTTTAATTCTTTTAATTCTAGATATTTTAAAATGATTATATATTTTTGTCCATAAACCAGGTGAAATATTTTTCAATACTTTTAAATAATGTAATTTAATAGATTTCATATCAATATCATTTACAGTTGCGAAATTTCTATAAAATAGTGATGAAGTACGTATAAGATTATTAATATCTACATAGTAAATAAAATCAGAAGCTTCTTTTAGATCAAAATACCTTAGTAATGTTAAATTATCTTCACAATGTTGAACTGTTTCAATAATTTTATTATAATCTTCATGTAGATAATGAGGCATAACAGTAAAACCATTTTTATCTATTAAAGGGATTGTTTTGCGACAATCATGACTAACAATACTATTAATATTAGCTCCTGGAAATTTTTCTTGAAAGTCAGATATTGTTTGTGTTAATTCAGTTTCCTTAGGTAAAGTAGCAGATGATAAAACAAAATTAGGAATTACGTTTTCTTTCCAATTTTTCTTAATTATTTTATGTAATTCATGTTCTTTATAATCCATAGTGATAGTAGGTTCATCCCAATATGTAATAATATCATTGGAATTATTAAAAGCTAACATATAATACATGGCTGATATATAAGATCTTATATCACAAATAATAATTTCAACTTTATCACCAATCGTATTATCAACTTTTCTAATTTGTCCACTACGTTTATCTTTAGTAAATTCTTTAGCGGCAAAGTAATGTAACCTAACATCCTGAGCAGAAGAACAACCAAAAGCAAACGCAATTTTTTTATTAATAGATATAGCAGAACGTGCTAAAGCTAATCCAACATGTCTAGCAGCACAAACAAATATAACCTTGTATCTTTCGGATAAACCAAGAGGTGTTAAAGTTTTACCAGTTCCAGTAGGAGCAATATACAATATTAATTTAGGATGAGGATTTCTAACAGCTGTGTAAATTTCTTTTTGGTGTTGATAAAGATATAAATCGCTGTATTTTAAAAGATTATTATTTTTTTCAATAAAATCAAATGAATTATTAACTATGTAAAGCAGCTCAACATCTTTTTCAAAATTATCAATAAATGTTAGAACAATATCTTTAATAAATCGGTTAACTTTTTCTACATTATTTTGTATTAATTTATTAAGAGTATAATAATAAAACATCCATATATTTTTTTTATTGGTTTTATTAATTAACATTTGTTCAAGATTATTGAAAAGTACAAATTCATATATATTAGTTTTTTTAATATCAATAATATTATCGTTATCAAGTCTAGATAAACGAATTTGGTCACCACTTTTAAGACGAACTAAATTAGAAGCATTAACACTATAAATTTTATTATTAGAATTTTCTAAAGATTTTGTACGTTTTGAAAAATTATCTGCCGAGAATTTAATAAAATCAATATTATTATTTTTAATGAGATCTTTAATTTTATCGGCAAAATATTTGACATATAGAAATTCTTCAATTTGACTATTATATTCTATCTTTAAATATGTAAAAATAGAATCTGTTTTGTTTACTTTTAAATGAACGTTGGAAAATCCATTTGTTATTAATTGTAAAACTTCAATTTCATCTTTAGAAACAGGGATTTCAATAGATTCCCATTCAGACTTTGATAATTTTCTTTGTTTAAGATCCATGATTTATTATATTATAGTTATATGTTTAGATAATTTAAATAAATCAATTTTATTTTATATAAAAAATTGAAATATAAATATTAAATAAATACAATTTTATAAACGAAGTAAAAAAAACGAAGTAAAAAAATATAATAATGACTGTAAATTATGAAATTGTATCTATTGAAGGAAATATTGGTTCAGGCAAATCAACTCTTTTGGAAAATTTAAAAAAGCATTATGAAGGTAATTTCTATGTTATATTTTTAATAGAGCCTGTAGATGATTGGGAAAAAATAAAAGATAAGGAAGGAAATAATATGTTAAAAAAGTTTTATTTAAATCAAGAAAAATATTCATTTGCTTTTCAAATGATGGCATATATATCTCGTTTAAAGATTTTAAGGGATACAATTAAAAAGATAAAACAAACAAAGAATCCAGAAGAAAGATTTATAATAATTACAGAAAGAAGTTTATATACAGATAGATATGTGTTTGCTAAGATGTTATATGATCAAGGTAAAATAGAAGATGTTTGTTATCAAATTTATTTAAATTGGTTTGATGAATTTGTAAATGATTATGATATAGGATATACAATATATGTAAATACAGATCCAGAAAAATGTTATGAAAGAATTCATAAAAGGTCTCGTGAAGGTGAAGAAGTTATTCCATTACATTATTTGGAATCTTGTCATAAATATCATAATGAATTTTTAGATACATTAAATGAATTAAAAAAAACAGAAAAATTAGAATTAAATGGAAATATAGATATTTACGAAAATACAAAAGTATTGGATAACTGGTTAGAATCTATAAAATTATTTATTGGAGTTTGAGTTATTTCATAATTAGTAACGTAGCTTGAAGATATTACTAGTTTTTATTTAATAAATAGAATATAAAATTATTATTATAAATATGTTAGATTGTATAGCAAAATGTCTTGTTGGAATTGGTCTTTGGATTTTTTATACGCATTTAATATCGTGGAATAAATAATTTTGTTTTACACCTTTTCTCATTTAAAACGCCCATATTATAATAAAAAAATTGAATTATTATTATTATAATAGAAATCTATATTCAAATAAATATCAAAAAAATGTACCAACCAGAACCTTTATACAAACTATTAGATTGGATAGACACTAGTAAATTTGAGTGGACACGTTTAGCAGAAATTCCAAATCCAAATATTATTTCTTTATTGGAAAAGAATCCTGATAAAATTGATTGGTTTTATTTATCAAAAAATCCATGTGCTATATCTTTAATGGAAATAAACCAAGATAAAATAAATTGGCGACGCTTGACTGAAAATCCAAATCCAAATGCTATATCTTTATTAGAAAAAAATATAGATAAATTGGATCAACATTGTTGGAGAAGTTTATCAAAAAATCCAAATGCTATATCTTTATTAGAAAAAAATATAGATAAAATTGATTGGGGAATATTATCAGAAAATCCAAATGCTATACACTTATTAGAAAAAAATCAAGATAAAATTTGTTGGTTTGGTTTGTCAAAAAATTCAAATCCAAATACTATACCATTATTAGAAAAAAATCAAAATATAATTTCTTTGTATTGGTTGTCACAAAATCCAAATTCAGATGCTATGAATTTATTAGAAAAAAATCAAGATAAGTTAGATAAAAGTTGTTGGTATTTTATATCACACAATCCATATATCTTTGAATTGGATTTAAAAAAAATGAAAAAACAAATGGTTGATATTTATCTTGAAGAATTGATGAAGGTTGCCTTACATCCTAAACGTATTTCGGCATGGTTAGATGCTGGATTTGAAGATTTTTAGGTTGGCTTTATTCGAACAACACATTAAATCTCATATAAAATGGGCGTTTCAAATGAAAAAAGGTTTAATACTCTAACAAAGAAATATTCAATATGGAATTTGGTTTATATTTTAAAAAATCTAATTCTTGTTTTGTTGTTGGAAATAAATCTTTACCATAAATATCTTGTAACATTAACCATTCAAACATTCCTCCTGGATAAATAAATATATTATAAAACCCAAGAGTTAATAATTGTTGGTACCTTCTTTGAACCTTTTCATCATTACAATTCTTACCATAAATAATTATTCTAATATTTTTATTGTGTTTCATATATTTATTTATTATTAATTCTTCTTCTTCAGCAAATGTTGTATTAATTATCAAACAATTTTGTTCCGGTAATGATAAAGTATTTATTAATAGATATAATTCAGGGTTTTTTATAATTGTTTGCATATCTTCAAAATTTATTTTTTTCATAGATTGTATATTATTACCCATTAATCTTAATTATATAATATTTTTAAATAATTAAATACAAAAATAAATTTTTTTAATTAAATTGTACAACAATTTCTACCTTTTCTTTCTTTATACTTTT